GCCATATATAGCAAAAGCTATCAAACATCAAGATTCCTATACAATAGACGATATAGAGGATAAAATAAGACATGGAATATTCCATTTATGGCCAGCTAAGAAGTCGGCTATGATAACTGAATTTGTAATATTCCCCCAAAATACAGCAATGAACTTGCTGTTTTGTGGTGGTGATTACAAGGAGTTAGAGGATATGTTGCCATCCTTAGAGGCATTTGCAAAAGCTGCTGGTTGTAAAAGATTATATGGCGGTGGCAGAAAAGGATGGTTAAAAAAAATAAGCCACTTAGGTTTTAAATCAGAAAATTTAATTAGTAAAGAATTATGAGTAAAGGCAAATCAACACAATCAGTCAGTCTACCAGCATACCAAGAAGCACAAGCAAAAGAGTTATTTCAAGCTGGTAAACAATTAGCTGGAACACCATTCGTTCCATACACAGGTCCTAGAGTTGCTGGATTTAATCCAGATCAACTTAGACAATTTCAAGCCACTAGGGGAATGTTTGAGTCTAGCCAACAATATGATCCATTGGCTGGATTGCAAGAATTGGCTGAAGCTCCTACCCCAACAATTCAACCAATAACAGGATTTCAGGGATCGCAAATACAAAATATTCAAGGCCCAATTGCCGCACAAATTGGGGATGTTCAAGGCCCAATTGCCGCACAAATTGGGGATGTTTCAACTCCACAATTTAGAGGCTTGTTAGATGCAGATATTGGTGCATATCAATCACCGTATCAACAACAAGTCATCGATCAATCTATGGCTGATATTCAAAGACAAGCTGATATTTCTAGGGGTCAGGCACAATCTCGAGCAATCGGTGCTGGTGCGTTTGGTGGCTCAAGATCTGCTTTATTGGAAGGTGAATCACAAAGACCATTTATAGAACAAATGGCAAGAACATCTGCTGGTTTAAGACAAGCAGGATTTGAACAAGCACAACAAGCGGCTCAAGCTGATTTAGCCAGACAACAACAACTTGGTATATTTGGTGCAGGTCAAGAGCAACAAAGAGCTTTGCAACAAGCACAATTTGGACAACAGGCTGGATTAGCAGGTTTTGAGGCACAACAACAAAGAGCCTTGGAACAAGCAAGGTTGGGTCAACAAGCAGGATTAGCTGGATATCAAGGAAGATTATCAACAGCACAAAGACAAGCAGAATTGGCTCAACAAGCAGGACTTGCTGGTCAAGATATTCAAGCAAGAATGGCTATGATGCAACCAGAGTTGGAGCTACGCGCAAGACAACAAAGAGCAGGATTGCTTGGTGGCATCAGCGCAGAGCAACAAGCAAGACTTGGGATGCTTGGTCAGATTGGTTTACAACAACAGGGTCTTGGACAGAGAGGATTGGATGCTTCTTACCAAGAGTTTCAAAGAGCTTTGGGTTATGGGCCTCAACAGTTTGGTTTATTGGCTGCGGGTCAAGGGGTTACAACTCCAACGACTACAACACAGCAAAAAACTGGTTTAGGCGATATTTTAGGATCTGCTGCTCAATTAGGAGGAGCTGCGCTTATGGGTGGAATGAATCCATTTTCTATTTTTTCAGATGAAAGATTAAAAGAAAATATCAAACCAATTGGTAAGTCTGAAAATGGACACAACCTATACACTTGGGATTGGAACGACAAAGCTAAAAAGCTAGGAGTTAATGATCCAACCACAGGTGTTCTTGCACAAGAGGTTAAAAAATATATGCCTGAAGCAGTTATTGAAGACGAAAACGGATATTACAAAGTTAATTACGGAGTTTTATAATGTCGTTTGGAGATATTTTAAAAGCATTTAATCAAAGCGGTGGTCAGCCAGGTGCGATGCAACCCATGCAATCACCCATTGGTATGCCACCCATTGATGATAAAGCAGATAAAAACCAAAAGTTAGGTTTAATGCTTTACGCGCTTGGCGGCGCTTTAAAAGGTGATAAAAACTTTGTGCAAAACACCATGGCAATTCAACAAATGCAAGAGGGTAAGAAAAAGGAAGAAGAGAGAAAAAGAAGATACAATGAAATGCTTGCCAAAATGAATCCTGAATCTCCGTTATACCAATTTTCAAAATTAGTCGGTTCTGAGGGAGTTGACAAAATAGCTGAAGCACAATTTGAACTTGCTACTAGAGAGAAAAAAACAACAGAATACAAACCAGAGCTTGTTGAATATCAAAATAAAACTGAAGAACCTATAAAAATAGGAAATATTGTTATACAACCTGGTACAAAAATGCCTTTCAATGTTTCAATTCCAGAAATAGCAAATTCAATTAGTGGTATGCCTGGTTTAGAAGAAGTTAAACAACAAAATGTTTATACAAGACAGGGAAGTTTATACACCACCCCTGAAGGCGATTATCGAGAAATAATAACTGGAGATCAAAGGGTTTTTGACGGCCCAGCAGGAAGATTTGACGCTGGTCAATTTTTTGCAAAATATCCAGAATCAAGAAGCAAGACATCTGGTGAAGAACAAAGATATATTCCAGATTTCAAAACATTTACAGGTTTAAATAAAGAGCTTACAACAGAAGAAAGATCTCTTAAAAAACTTGATAGTTATTGGAAAAATATAACTGATACTAATGTTGGTGTTGAAAGGCTCGGAGATCAAATATCTACTTGGTTTAAAACCTTGGCTGGCAGACAAGATCTTACAGTAGAACAATTAGCTAGAGGAATAGCAGAAGGAAAACTTCAGGGTCTTATTGGCGCTAATAGAATTGATACCGTTGGTGGCGGTGTTATGACTGAAAAAGATGCTTGGAGAATTATATCAAGGCTTGGTGGAGATGTAGATGCTTTGCAAAATCCAGCTATTGTTGGCCCTCTTTTACAAGAAATGTATCAAGATAAAGTAGATGCTTATAATGAAGACATTAAAGGGTATAACATAGGAGTAGAAAGCAAAAAATATACTGGATATAGCAAAAGATCGCCTATTTCCTCAAAAGATGTGGCGGCTAAATTTTCACTACTTCCTGAGGGTATTCCAATTGGTAGTATCAGAGAGGTTTCTCCAAACGGAGTTGTATATTATATTGACCCCGAAACAAACAAAAAATATATTATAGAAGATTAAGTATGGCAGTCAGAGAAATTACAGACGAAGAACTAGAGAATATTATAGTTACAGCGCCTGCTCAAGAAACTATGACTGCTGGACAAGTTGCAAAAGAGGCTTTATTTAATATACCATCCAGCGCATTACAATTTGGAAAAGATATTGTAACTCCAATATTAGATCCAGTTGGAACTGTAAAATCACTTGCTCAGTTAGGAGCTGGTATTGTGCAATTAGCTATACCTGGAGAGCAAGCAAATGAAAAACAAGCAAAGGCTGTTGGAGAATATTTTGCAAACAGATATGGCGGTTTTGAAAATTTGAAAAAAACTATTGCCGAAGATCCTGTTGGCTTTTTGGGAGATGCCTCAATTATTTTAACTGGCGGAGCAGGTATTGCTGCAAAAATAGGTCCTTTAACAAAAACTGCCGAAAAAGTTAAAAGCATTGGACAAGCCATTGATCCTTTGACTGGCAAGGTTACACAAACTCTTATAGGCGCTCCAATTTCTGCTGCCCTCGGTTTAACAACTGGAGCGGGAAGAGAAGCTGTATCTGAGGCATATAGAGCTGGAGCAACTGGTGGAGAAAAGGCTAAAGAATTTAAAGGAGCAATGAGGCAAAAAGATTCACTTGAAGATATTGTTTCTGAAGCAAAAAAAGGCGTTTCTGAAATGGCAAGCAAAAGAAAAGCAGAGTATTTAGAAAGCATGGAAGGCATAAAAGCATCTCAGAAAAAAGTTAATTTTGATCCAATAAAAAAAGATATTTCGAATATAAGAAAAGAATTTGAATTTAAAGGAGAAACAACCTTAGATGCTTCAGGCTTAAAAAAATTAGACGAAATAGAGGAAGCAGTTAATACTTGGGCTAAAAATGATGATTTTCATACTGTTGAGGGGTTAGATGCTCTTAAAAAGAAAATAGATAATTTGATGCCAGAAGCAGATACTTTTGGTAAAACAGCTGGTAAAGGAGCATCTGTTGTTAATAAAGCTAGAACAGCTATAAACAATAAAATAAAACAAGCATCTCCAGATTACGCAAAAACAATGAAGGCTTATGAAGAAGCAATTAATCTTGAAAAAGAAATAAGGCAGTCATTAAGTCTGGGAAACAAAGCATCTGCTGATGCGGCATTAAGAAAACTTTTATCAGTTATGAGAAATAATGCTAATACAAATTTTGGCGTAAGATTAAATAATTTAAAAAAATTAGAACAAGCTGGTGATGTCAGCTTAACTCCGTCTTTAGCTGGCGCAAGTCTTAGCCAATTAACACCGAGAGGAATACAGGCAGCTGTATCTCCTTACGGATTGGGAGCAGCTGGATATGGTCTGGGATATACAAGCCCACAGTTTGCGGGACTATTAGCAGCTTCATCTCCAAGACTGGTTGGAGAAGCCGCATACTACGCTGGAAAAACATTACCCAAAGCTGGTCTAAGTAGGCAAGCGGGAGTTTTAAGTGAACAGGCTGGTCAAGATAGCATAAATCAAACAATGGAGTTTTTAAGAACTCTAAAATAACCCATGCCCCTTGCAACAGAACGAGTTGGTCGTTTTGGTGAATATCTCACAGCAGCAATACTCTCTCAAGTTTGTGACACAGTAGCAGTTGTACCACACAACGCATCCGCAGACATCATCTTTGAACACAACCTAAAGCTATATAAATGCCAGGTCAAAACCCAATCCAAGATAGAGGAACGCAGGGGCAACTGGCGGTTTGATATGCGCAAAGGTCAAAGAGTTGCTCATAGAAAATATAAAGATAATGAGATAGATTTATTTGCTTTTGTTTCTATAACTCACAGAAATGTGGTTTTTTCTAAACCTTTAGACCAAGCTCAACTAACCATCAACGATGAACACATGAAGAACAATGATGCTATCAAAAACATCAAAGACATATTAAAAAATCTTAATTAAAGATTCTCAATATCAAATTTAACTTCTTGATCCTTGTAATGCTTAACGGAGTTTATTCCTACTTGTAGGAAATACTCCGCTAATGCTTGAGGATCTTTTTTTTCCAACCCAGCTATATCTATCAAAGAACGCGCAATGTATCTGTTTATATAAACAGGCGTATTGTTGTTCCTTTCATTTAGAACTGGGTCTTCAAAATCAAACAAGTTCATTGCTTTACTCCTAGACCTCTACCTCCAAAGTATGTCGGCCTATTTTGTTACCCTCTCCGTCTACACCATGTACGAGTTGTAGTTCAAGATCAATAGATTGTTTTGCTTTGAGCAAATCTGTCACTCTATCATCCTTCTTTCTGGTTATATATTTAACAACATCAGCAAGACATGGACTCAAATTGTTTGCATAAGCATACACCTTTGGTTGTATCTTTAAACTTGTATAATGTTGTCCACCTACCTGGTTATTGATCGCAAGCATATCAATGGCTTGATCCCATTCCTCTGGGGTTACATTATCTATACTCATATTTCTTCTCCTTTTTTTATAAATATATTTGCATATCATATAACTTTAGTGTAAATTTAACAACATTCAAATACAAAAAGGGAGTATTAGGAAATGACAGACACCGATAGAGTCTTTATAGAC